GCTCTGTTGCATCAACCACATAGAAATCATTTACTGTTATAGCTTGTTTTTGTGCCATAGTACCAGTTCCTTGTCCCGTTGGGTCTGTTACAGAAGTTCCTGTAGAAGCTAAATCTATAGTACCCTCAATTAAAACTTGAGCAGAAGCGTTTTTACCATCAACAATACCTTCCTCCATAAACAATATATTTTGAACAGATTTTAGAGTTCCTCCTGAAGCAGTTGTACCCTTTAAGTCTTGCATTATTTTTGTTCTAATATCATCTGATGGCTTACTAGGAGTTGATGCGTAAACCAAAGAAAAGCCCCCAATAACATCATTTCTTCTATTATACAGGTTCTTAACTTGACCTGTTGCCTGCGCTATTACAGCTGGATTTACTATTTGCCCATTATTATGCGCAGCTATAACCCCTCTTGTAGCGTTAGCTCCAGTAGAAACACCACTACTAAACTCATCTCTGCCTGTAACAGCTATAGCAAGTCTATTGCTTATGTAGTCGGAGTCAAGTATGTTTGTGTTATTCATTCCAGAAGGTGTAGATTTAGGCCAAACTGCTTGATTATAAGAAACAGTTCCAGGAGTTTTTGATGTTGTCTTTTTACCGTCTATATACTCTTTAAAATCCTTATAATCTACGTTAAAAGAAGTTAGTATCTGGTCTCTTTTAAATGCCTTAGCTAGTTCTCTTTGCTCCTCAGTAATGATTATTTTTCCAGAACCATCCGTTTGAAGGTCAAGAGGGTCTGATGTAAACTGCAAGGGGTCACCATTCATGTCGTAATATTTAGGAATGATGTTCAACTCATTGTTAACCATAATTTCCATCATATTATCGCTATTAACCTCATCTGCACTTCTTGGCAATCCGTAATCTGGTTGCCAATCAGCTCTTGCTTTCATAAAATCATGGAGTATGGATATTACCTCATCATCCTTCGGGCTTCCTATATAGCTTTCCACTTTCCTAATCATGCTAGGGAAGTTTTGTGGGGCAATAGTATATCCTTGAATTATAGTGCCGTTATCAGTTCGACCTAACTCAGTATAAGGCATATCTGTAATCTCCCCAGTATTTTTGTCTACATACATGAATTGTTTACCTGTAATAGACTGAAATCCTTTAACATCATCTACAAGGTCATATCTGTCTACCTTTTTAAGAGATGGATTTAAGTATTCTGTCAAAGGCAACGTAAAAGTCTTATTTGTTGTTAAGGGCGCTCCATTTGCGTCATACATCACATTACCCTTTTCATCTCTTTTAGGAACTTCCTTGTATTTTACAACGTGCTGAATACCATTTATTCTTTTATACTGAAGACCCTCTACTGCTGGTCTTCTGACCATCATATTACTCCCATCTGGATTTTTCTTAATATTCCCTTCAGAATCTACAGCTGGAGTTAAATAAATATCATTTCTTAGGTTAGGGTCGTTATACCATAAACTGTTCTGATAATCAAAAGAAATTGAACTGTATTCCTCATCTTGAATACCTTTAGATACATTTTTAATGTTTTCATCTTGAAGTTTACTCATGCTAGCCATAATCCCCATCTCAGAGTCTAATTGAGAATAAAGGGCAGACACATCACTCAAAGATATCTCTCCTCTTTTGTTAGCTTCAAAAGCTGCGTTTAATTGATTAACAGCATCCCTTGCCCCAGCTTGAATAAGCTTGTCGTGTGTAGTAATACCAGTAGAGGTGATTTTAGATATTCTTTCAGCTAAGTCAGCCGCTTGCTTATCTCTTCTTTTACCTACCTCTAAGTTAATCTGAGCTATTTCAGAAGAGCCTTGAAGAAGCATATTTGCTAAATCTCCAAATCCCCCTAGTATTGGTTGTGTTACAGTTCCTCCTCCGTATGACATATCTTAATCCTTATATTTTTCTCCTGTAACTGGATTAAACGAAGCCGTCTTACCAGCCGCTCCAAATAAACTTGTAGTTTTGCCTTGAGAAGCAGCTAATTTATCAGATGCCAATCCAGCTCCTAAAGCCATGCTTCCTAAATCTTTTATTGCGCTAGATTGCATCTGCATTCCAGCCGTTTTTTGAGCTTGGAGAGATTGAAGTTCTTGCATCTTTCTCTGCTCAATCATAGCTCTCATATTCTGTTCTTCTTGAACTCGCATCTTGTCAGCCTCATATTCTTTATCCATAATACTTGAAAATGCTTTCATTTCCATGTCCTGAGTTTGACCTAGCCCCATAGCCATCATACCCATCGCTTGAGCAGCGTCCATGCCCTGTGAAACATCTACAACAGCAGCTCTTTGCTTTGATGCTGCAACTTGCATTTGTCTTTCCGCTTCAAGGGATGGTTTTAAGTTTTCAGCTAAATTTGTTAGCTCTTGATGGCGGAATTGAGATAATTTAGCCTCAGCCTCTCTTTTCATTTTCGCTCCTTGAAAAAACTGAACACCAGAGCCAATAGCTCCAATACCCATTCCAATTGCACTTAATATAGCCATATTAATTAGTTTTTACAAATATACAAAAATTACATGTAGCTCTTAAAGACCTCAGAGTTCGCACCATAGAGTTCTACAAAGCTTGTTGAATTATTGTAAAGTTTTATTTTTGCATGATATCCACGCAGTCCATATGATTCTGACTCTGAGTTTTTAACTACAAAGCAAAAATCGTCTACAGATGGAGTATTTACAGAAGAAACAGTAGTAATTGTATCTCCGCTAAAAGAGTCAATTACCCCAACTTCTTGTGAACTTCCATCGTTAAAATATAGTTTATCCCCACCGACACCATCACCTCCGTTTGCCGATACTTGATTTGGTATGTTACTTGAGAATTGGTATTGGTTTGTTCCAGGAATAGCCTGTAGCTCCCCTATACCTAAAATAGATAGTTTGTTAAAATCTAGCTCATTACCAGAATTTCTTCTTATATATCCATATCTAATTCCTTCTTTATCTTCAAACTTATTGTTTATTCTTCCAGCTTCTATTTCAGAAGTTATTATAGCGTCCCAAGAGCTTGTATTGCTTTCAAGGCCGATAGTTTTGAATAATTTGATATCTGATGGGCCCTCATTAGCAGAAAACGTCACAGAACAACCATATGTCGTTCCGTAAAAGTTTGTTCTGGAGTTGTTTTCATCGTGAATATACAACTCTCCATTCTTGAACGTGTAAAAGTTTGTCCCTAGTCGCTCTGTCCACTCTGGGACATACGAATGGAATGAAGTCCACGCATTGTACACCTCATCCCATGTAATCGTCCTTGTATTTGATGTTAGTCCCATATTAGTCGTCGTCTAGTATTACTGGCCAAGTTACACCATCTGGAGTAAATCCTAACGTGTTTAGTGCGTTTGTTATCCAATACAAATAATAGTATTGCCATTGGTCGAATGGGTCGCTTGTTCCTGGTTTATTTGGCGCTGTAGTAGTGTCTTGAGCAGCTCCAGGACCATCCACAATATTCATTTCGTAAACAAATGTTGGGTCGCTTCCAGAAGATAAGTTTGCTAAGTTTGCATTTGTTGCTGTCCAGTTATTAGTTGTCCCATTTTGCATTTCTTGCATAAATGCTTGAAATCCTGCTGCTGTCGGTTCCTGTACATTAATAAAAACGCCTCTATAAAATCCTGAGTTTGTTCCATTCAATGTTGAAACAGAGCTTCTTAGACTAGCTATATCTGTTGTTACAGTGCTATTTGGAGACGTAGGAAGGGTTGACGCACCTTGACCAACTCCGTAAGGTGATGCTTCATCTTGAAAAGATATCACAATTACATTTGCAGCATCAGATGGAAAGTTCCCGTCGTTACTCAAATCACTATTCATTACCATTGAAAACGAACGCTCACTACTATCAGTACTAATAGTAACCTTATCGTCGTATTCATCGCTTCCGTTAGTTGCTGTATCTGTATTACCTTCATCTTCAGTTCCTGCCGTAGCGTAAAGGTCTTGTAAAACACCTTTTAACGCTCCAGAAACCATTGTCTGCAATGGAGTGAAAGTTCCCGACATTGAACCTGTACTATCAAAAATTATATATATATATGTATCTACTGTTATCGCAAGAGCTTGCGTTGTTACGGTAGCTTCTGCAGTACAAGTCCCACCTCTATCTACAATATATGTAAAACTATCATTTAGGTCATCCCCCGCTGTGTGAGTGTAGGTGATAGTGTTGTCAGCATTAACAACAGCGGTTCCGTTTGTTGGTTGTGTGCCTATCGTAATAGTATAAGGTGAGGGAATTGTATCGTTGGCAATAACATTAATTGTAGCGCTCCCTCCATTGGTGATTCCTGTTACAGAGTCATCAACTAATACAGGTAATGCATCTATATAGTTCCATACTAAATAAAGCTTTTCGCTTGTATTATTTCTATTGAACGTAAAAGAAACTGTATTTTCTTCATCACCGTTTTCTAGCGTTTGCCCTGTAACTGATGGATATGTAGCTTGGTCAACAATGTTTTGCACTGTTAAGTTTCCAGCTGCAGAAACTAAATATCCCAAGCTATTACAGTCATTAAAGTCACCTGTATGCACTCCTGCCTGTTTAAGGGAAGAAAGTGTTACAGTATCCCCGTTGTCTGGTATAATATCTGACCCCATAAATCCAGATATAACCTCATATCTCGTTAGTTCGTCAGCATCAAAAACATCTAAATCAGAGTTATAAATATTTCCATTAGCGCCATCATGCTTAAATCTGTTAATGATGGTTTCATTAGCTTCACCCGCATCATTTACTACAACCAATATAACTTCAAGAGTTTCTGGTTGTGGACAAGTATGTGTTATTGTTACTTGAGCAGAAGATGCTGGTGTTATAGTAACATCAGCAATATTTGTTGTCTCAAGGTCTGATGAGGTTACAGGAAAAGTTACATTTCCTGTTCCAGTAAGCCCACTATTTGTGTATGTATTACCATTATAAACTATGACAATATCTATAGAACTAGATGTTGTGTATGCTATTGTAGCTGTTCCTGGAAAAGAACCAAGATTTAAATCATAATTAAATGCTGAGGTAATTGTTCTAACAAAAGTAGAAGCACAATCTAATTCTAATGGGTCTGCAGGCTTTTGCTCGCTACCCATGGTAAGAACGTACTGATGAAACTTAGGGTCAAACCCTCCGATATTCCAGTTGCCTTTATTGTTATATAGCTCCCTTTTAAAGAAAGCTTTCATTCCTGCGTAAGATATTGGTGTTATTCCATCTTGTCCAAGTCTTAAAACAGCACCTCTATTAGCGTCTGTAAAGTATAATCTTCCCTCATAGAAGGCAAATGACTCAGGGTCTGTTGATATACCATATTCCCCAGAAAAAGGAACATCTTGACCTAAAACTCTTTCTATCTGAGATATACTACCGCTTCCATCAGGGCTATTTAAAATGTTTTTCCCATATAAAACCTTAGAAACTCTATCTTCTTGAAAAACAATTAAATCAGATTCTCTAGCAAATAATTTTTGCACAGAACCATATTTCATATCCATATACTTGGTAATACCCCTACTAGAGTTAAATTCATTCAAAGTATTGTACCCTGTATTTTCATTAAAAGAACCGCTATAAATTATTTTGTTTGTGTCTTTTTTTCTTTCATAACCTTCTACAATAGCGATATTGGGTCTAGATTTTATATCAAAAAGAGGTTTAAATCTGTCATCTTTGACTCTTATTGACTCAGCTCCATTTCCAAAACTAAAACAGTTTCCAAATCCAAGTACAGAGATAGCGGGGTCTGTAGCTGTTTGGTCTTGCTCGTTACCTTTATGTAAACCGTTTTCTATTAAAAAAGTTTCTTCTGTTTCGTAATAAACCTCATCATCTATTTCTGTTGGTTCTGTTTCGAATATCAAAACTCCGTTAGTAAGGGTTATATCTATAGTAGATGTCAGATATGACCTTTCCAATCCACTTGTTCTTTCTGTTGTTGTAACGTTCAACAAAGTTAAATCTTTTGTTGCATCTGCTTTATAAAAAGTCAATACAAAGTCATCACTAGGATTTTGCTGAAAAGATTCTATTCTAAAACGAACGGCTGTCGCGTCTCCCCTGTAAAAAACCTCCTCGCTAGGAAACGGAGTTTCGTTTTCCATCCACTGAACAAATGTATTTAGTCTTGTTGGTGAATTAGCTGCACAAGTATAGTTTCCGTTTACAGTAAACTCTCCGTTCCAATTAAAATTATCATCTATTTCTTCGTACTTAAAGTCTAATTTTATTTTTGAACCAGTATTTAAGTCTTGATTAATATATGTATCACTTTCTTCATCTAATATCTGTAGCACTCCTTTGTCGAATTGTCCATAACCAAATATACCTCCAAAACCTGGAATTCGGAAATGTGGAAGAGTATGGTTGTTATAGCCAGAGCTGGTCCTACTTTTTTTAGTTCTTTTATGGTAATTTAAAAAATTATTAGGATTGAAGTCCATGTTGAAATTAAATGGCCTTATTTTCATATAAGTACCTGACTTCTCAAGTATATCATTACCTGGTATCCACCCTTTTTCTCCTTGTGGTTCGTCAGCTGCGTTTTTAGTCGTAACCTCAAGAACTTTACATTTTACTTCTTGGTCCAATGGTCCATCATCATCTGATTTTACAATTAAAATCGTACCAGCCTCTACTTTTCCTAGATTTGCACCCTGAAGTAAAACCCATCTATATAGGTCATCTTCATAAAAAATGGTTGAATACAAAGTAAAATGAGGTGTTTTGTTTACTTTTACAAAATACTTATACCTATTAGCCCAAAAAGGAGGAGGATTAGAGATGGATACTTTAAGTTTATTTATATCTATACTGTTTTGTATAGGAACAAAAACTTCACTAGAAGCCTCGCCTAAAGATTCTTTTGGAAGCAAAACACTAGAATATCTTCCATAGGAGTCTAAATAAACAAGGCCGACTTCATAACTTCTTAGAGATTTCAAAGAAACATTACTAGAATCATCTCTTATAGTTGCAACGTTATCTGTTTTAAATTTATATGGCTCATCTATATCTGTGAAATCATCATCATCGGTAATAGCTGGAGTATTATCTACTGTGTGTGTTAGTATAGGTGCTATAAGGGTAAAAGATGTTTCTGTGTTAGAATCCAAAACAAAGCTTCCATATTCTGTATCAGTAACATCATCTGGAGGGGTTGTATTTACTACTGCTGCAAAAGAACCACTAAGAGATATTAGGAAGTCTGTAAACTCATTAGACTCAGTTATATCATCAAAAGACGTATAATCTTGAGATAAAACAAATGCTCCTTGAACATCTCCTTCTCCACCAAAATACTGATTAGGCGACGTACCTGCTTCATCAGACTCTAATTGTAAAAACACAGATATAGTAAATCCTTCGTTTAACTCATACCCATCAAAATCAAAAGTTATCTTAGTGTTATTAGAAGTCCTAGAGCCTTCAACAACATCTCCTTCTTGTGACTTTGATTCTAGAGAAACAGAGTAATTTATTTTAATTAAATCATCTGAACCTTCTTCCTCTACTAAATCATACTGACTAGTTGTGTTTCCTAAAACAAGTCTATCGTTAATAAAGTCCTGTGCTTTTGCTGTTAGAGGAACATCATCAAAAGTCCTAAAAACCTCATCCTGAGGAAGTGTTTTGTATATTTTTTTATTAGCAAAATCATACGACTGAGTGGTATTGTCTAATATGGAGCTTTCTTTTTTATTTATATTGTCTATTATATATATTGTTGGCTCCGTTGGATATTTAAATAACAATTGAATATCTGTAACCCTGTGGTCTCCACTATTGTAATTTATTTTATACCCATTAAAAACGTTCTCCATTCCTTTATTTTCCATAGACGCATAGTCTATTTCAAATTTCTTTGGTGAAAATTTAAAATAAGTAAAAGAAGAACAAGCGGAATAACCTCCATCTAAATATCTATATCTAGTAGCAAAAGCGAAAAAATTTTCTTTTACAGCATTTTCTGTTGCAAAACCTGTATTATATGGCGTAACTATAGGAGCTTCAAAAGGAGGTTTCTTATACAAAGAAATATCATCTTCATAAAAATTATTCAGTCCATATGATTTTGACCTCTTGATGTCAATCATTCTAGGCTGATTAAGCCCATCTGTAAACAACAAAAGTTTTGATTTTTTTGATGCGTTGTATACTACATTAACACCAGTAATCTTATAATCTTTACTGAATTTTAGTACTTGTTCATCACCAACCCTTTCGTCTGCTAAAACTTGAGAGGTAATCTCATTTGTTCTGTCGTACTCATATATGTATGAGAAACCATCATCATTAACAATGAACCAATATATTTTTTCTTGTGCTTCATCTGCAACAGAACCAATACATTCTGGGTTATTAGGTATGTTTAGGTTGGTTAGCTTGACATTTCCTTTTTCGTTTTCAATAGCACCAGCATCAGAACCAGTTGTATTTAAAACACGAATGTTGTTTGCGTCAATAAACTCGCCATTTTGAATAAGACGCTCATCAACGTCTTTATTCATTTTACCAGTACTAAATGTGTTTTTAATCTTCATACTATTTTATCCACTTATCTCTTCCTCGTAGAATTTGAGTAAGTTCGCCTAGTTTTATTGAATTTAATCGAATTTTTGTGTTTCTTAATGATGCTGAAGCTTGTTTTTGTGCTCTTCGTACAATATATTCTTGTACTCCAAACTTTTGCTTCAATATGCTAGACACTAAGTAATCGTACATAAAGTTCTCTGCTAATTTATGAACTTTTATCTCATCATCTGCAAGAGCATACATGCCGTCAGAAACATATTCAATAACGATTTGCTTTCCAGACAAGTCGGAACTAAAAAGTATGAATCCTTGATTTTTATCTAATACGTAGCTTCCGTTATGGTTAGTTGATGCGGTGTCCATACCAAAACGTTTGCCTAAAAGGTTTGTATCAGGCTCAACAACACCTTTGTCAGACTTGTTCGTCCAATTTGTTTCAATAATAGGCGTTCCTGTTAGAGCGTTATCATTGTTATCCATTAGAATGTTTTTCTGCGCACTGTTGTCTTGTAAATAACTCGTAGGAGTCGCTGTATTGTAGTTTTGCGGTATCTGTCTAGTTGTGCCGTCATCACCAACATAAGATATCTTTACAGCGCTTACAAAGTCGTGTGGAAGGTGCATCTTGAGATTGTCTGGAAGCTCTGCTTCAAACCCACGTATTTCTCTTAATGCATCATAGTGTAATTCTTGAAGTCCTCGCTTAGCATGAAAAACTACTTCATTTCTGTCAATCTTGTTTATAACCTTGTCATCTCCAACATATGTCAGTAAGAAGTTGTTAATGACATCTTGTAAAAGCAAGTACTGATATGTACCCCAGTTGTCATAAGTTGGGTTATTACCACTGTTTTGGTAGTATTCTCTTTGGTCTATAGGTGTTCCGATTATTGGCATACGTTACGAATTTTCTTTAGTGTACTCTAACTGCTCCTGCTGAGATGTAACTTGTACAATATCAGCCTCTCTGATGCTAAGACCAGCATATTTGCATATCTTGATAACCAACTCTGTTTCTTCCTCTTCTGATATTTCAAAATCCACAGAACTAGAAGCGTTATATACAGGGTCAGAGCTTATTGTTTGATAACCCCAATGCGGGTCAGCTGGCTTTCTAATGTAATTTGCTTGTACGTTAGACTGTATTGACAAAGGTCTAACATAGATAATATCAGAACTACGAACATAAATTGGATATGTGACCGTGGGCTGCGTTAAATTGCTGTTCACAATCATGTCAAACTTGTGTGGTGCGACTGGCTGAATAATTCTACCACCACCCATTGTTGTTTCTGTACCAAACCCACCTCCGTAGGTAATATTTATTAACTTGTATAGATTTGTAGGTAAATCAAAATAATCTTGTTCTTCGCCAGGTGTTGTTGCGTCTTGGTCACGATACGCTAAAGTAGCATTAGCATAAAATTTATCTATCTTATTTTGAATGTGCTGAACCGTATCTCCATAATTTAAAGCTTTTTTTCTTGAATTTTGCAGAGCAACAGCTTTTGAGTAATCACTAAAATATGACTCAAATATCTCAAGCTGCGCTTGTTTTGCAAAATAATCAAACTCAGATGGGGACACATATCCTCTGTTATCTTTGTTCAGCAAAAACATAACAGTATTTCTTACGCTATTTATCATAGGATATATTTTCTACAAAAGTACAAAAAAAAAGAGGTCACAATTTGTGACCCCTCTCCCTTTCACGGTGTATACAATGTAATTACAATTTGTTTGTAATGTTTTGTAAAACATCAAGACCTTCGTCTGTCTTAAAGAACATGGCAAGAGCTCCGTATACGTTCTCTCCGAATGGAGCAACCATAATCTTGTTGTTCTTGTCATCTGCCCATGTAACAGTTCTATTGTCTCCTTTGATGTGTAATATTCCCATCTCTACAGCTCTTACTGCTAGGTTTCTTAGTTTAAGGTTTTCATCATCTACTAAATTCATAAACTCTCCAGGATTTTTCTTGGCCCAAAGAATCATATCACGTCTAAGCTCTGATGAGGTTAAACTAGAAACATTTCCTTTCATCACAACACGAGCAATAGCTTCTAGGTCGTTAATGTCAAGGTTTTTAGCTGCTATTTGAGCATCAAGCTCTGAATACAAGCTTTCAACCTCTACAGAAGCATTCTTTTCCTTGTCTAGCTCGATAAATGTCTTTCCATACAAGGGATGAATAAATAAAAACTTCTGAAGATTTACATTCCAATCTGGAACGATTAATGTTCCGTTTTCAAATGTAATAGGCTCTAAAGTAACTACCCCATCTTGCTCATCCACAAAAGGAGTGATTTGGTTAGTAGCATACCTTAATGCTCTATTTATTTTTCCGTCAAAATATGCGAGAGGTTTTCTTCCTGTATGTTTTACAGGAATCATCATTCGAATAGGAGCTTTATTTCCAGTTAGTATAAATACTCTATTCTTTTGTTCTAGGTCGGGTAATATTGAGTTATACCCAAAACTTTTTGCAGTTTTTGTTGCCATTTTATTTATAATTTAATTTGATTTAAAAAAAGAAGATGAGGGGCAATTATATGCCCCTCTCTCCTATAATGATTATTGCATCAAGATGAAGTTGTTAGCTCCCATTGTACAAAGCGCACGCTCTGACAAGAAGTGAACTTCCATTGCATCTTTGTCGCTAGTCATAGCTCCTCCAGCAGAACCAACAACCCAAGACTTGTATTTTCTGTCTTCAGTTGGAGACACTCGGTAACGAACGTGTAAGAATGGTCTCTTAGCGTTCTCTCCAAGGATTTGGTCATATACTGTAGTAGTACCAGCAGGTACAACGATACCATCAACACCACCGATATTACCACGAGTAGTAGCATCGTTTAGGTATTTCCAGTCAGACTTATAGAAGTCATACCCGATACGGAATCCAGTGAATCCAAGATTCAACGCCATATCTTCATCGTTGTCAAATAAACCGTAAGAAGCTGTAGAAGCTCCAGAGTTATTTTGAGCAGCTAATACTTTGTCAATATCGAAAGATGTTGCACGATTAGCAAAGATTACGTTTTCTTGAATAGCTCCTTCTTTGTCAAGAACTTTAGCTAAAGCTTCAAGGTCTTCACGGTCTCCAATAGTACCAGAAGAAACGTTACCGTTGTTTTCTACTTCATAGAAAAGACCTTTAGTTCCTTTGTAGTCATCAGAAAGTGCAGCTACACCAGAACCAGTTCCAGCAGGCTCACCTTCAATCATAGAAGTTTCAAGGTAATCCTCAAAACGTAAGCGAGTTTCGCTTTCTGATTTTAAATACCAAAGGTATCCAGAAGCTCCGTTTTCAGTAGATACTTCTACCCAGCCTACGTGTGCCATCTCAGAACCAGATACTTCGTACTTGTCCTTGATGATGATTGGGTTGTTTTCTTTAGCTTCGAAATCAGCTTCAAGAGAACCAATCATACCATTCTCTCCTTTACGGAATTCAGAACCATAAACGAAGATTGTTACATCGTCCTCTGCAGCATATAAAGCATCTCCTCCAGAAGTAACTTCTACTAAGCTGAAGTTTTGATACAAAGCAACTTCGATGCTGTCAGCTGCAGAAGCATCAGTAATAAGAGCTTTTGCTTGAACTCCGTTTGGTCCAGAAATAATAATAGTCTGGTTTGTGCGGAAGCTATGTCCTGTTACTGCAATATTACTTGCGTCTGTAATTTCACCAGAAGCTTGTACGTGTAGTCTTCCTTGCTCACTCCACTTGATTAAGTCAGAAGAAGAAGGAATCTCAGCTCCTACCATACGCAAGAAAGAAGCTACAGAACGATTTCCGTAACGCTCGAATTCTTGCTCATATAAATCTGGTAGATATTGCTGAGCAAATGTATATTGTGCGTTGGTCAAGTAGTTGCTGTTTTGCAAAGACTTACCAGGTGCAGGTGTTAACGATGTGCCGTCGCCTGCTCCAGCGTTGATTGAAACTCCGTTGTTATCTACAGTTCCAAAATTAATAGTTTGTGCCATTTTTGTAAAATGTTTAAGGTTTTAAAATTATTTTTTTCTTATTTTAAGCCCACGACCAAAGTTAGCACCGTCATTGACGACTTTAAATTTAGTCCCAGGTTTCGATGAATCAACTTTAGAACGCACATTCATATCTATATTTTTACCATCCTTAACAACTTCATTTACCGCATCTGCCTTGCCTTGCTCATAAAAGAACTTAGCGTAAGCTTCTGGGTTCATAGCCATGTTAAGAGCTGTATGATATTTCTTTGCATCCTTCAAAACACCTTTTTCATCTAAAAACGATTGTACAAAGTTGTTTAAATTCATTTGTTTTTCAACAACCTCTTTCTTGTCTTTAGGTTCAAAGTTCAAAGTTTTATCGCCGATTTTAAATTCAAAACCTTTGAATTCCTCGCCAAAAAACTTTGAGGTTTTCTCTTCAAAAGTTTTCCTTTGAGAGTTTATAACCTCTTGTTCCTTAGATTTTTCATCATTGTATTGCTTATAAAACTCAACAGCTTTTCTAGCATCTTCGGGTAGTGCATCCGTACTTGACTCAAGTGGAGCTTTATACTTGTCCCTCATTTGCTCAAAATACTGCTTAGCTTTATGTAGCTCTTGCTTTTTATCAAGACTCTTCCTCTTAACATCTTTATCTGTATCAGTACTTTCGTCTACAGTAAATTTATCCTCTATTAAATAATCAATATCGGAATCGTCAAGCTCAGGATTTGATTGTTTATAGTATTCACGCAGTAAAGTTGTTTCTTCATATTCAGAAACATCTTCGTTTGCTTTTACAAAATCTTTTAAGCCACGCTTAGTATCGTTTTTGTACTGCAAATACTTTTCAACCTCCTCAGGAAGCTCTTGTGTATTTTTGTCTTTATTTGAAAGAACGTCTTCTAATTCCTCAATCCCCATACTGTATTTACTAGTTAGGAACTCAGCAATTATTTCTTCTTTAGAAACCTTTACCTCTTTTTGCTCTTGAGGTGCTTCAGTTTCTTTTTCAGCAGGGACTTCTTCCTCTGCTTTAATATTTTCTTCAGCTTCTGGCTGTTGCTCAGGAGCTTTTTCTTCTTGAACTTCCGAGTTTGTCGTGTTTTCACTTCCGACTTCGGCAGTTTCTTGCTCTTTTTTATCTTCTTCCCCTTTTTTTACAGGGGGCTTAGATAGGTCAACTTTAAAGTCGACATCTTGATTTACGTCACTCATAATAGATTAAATTTAAATTTATACTGCAAAATTAGTTAAAAAAACTATACGTTTTCTGGGGCTATTGTACCCGCAAGATTATTCATAATTTCATTTGCATTTCCAGGTTGTGTAAAGTCAACGGGAGGTAAATCTTGCTTCCTCTGTCTTATTAGTTTACTTTGTTGAGTTGCTTGTTTATCCGTTCTGCTGTCTTTCCTGTCTTCCTTATATTTTTCCTTAGAAACAGATACGTCTTTTTCCATTTGCTTCAATTGAACTTCAAATTGATGCTTTAATTGAAGAAGCTCTTTGTCAATCTCTTTCTGAGCCTGCATCTTCTGCATTTCTAATTGACTCTTCATTTGAGCGAATTCAGACTCCATCTGAGATTTCATCTGTTGCTCTTGCATTCTACCTTGAGACGCAGCTTGAGCAGACTGTGCGTTAGCCTGACTCTGCATCTGTATGTTTCTTTGCTGAATTTCCATATCCTCTTTCTGCTTTTTCTTTTTCTTTATTTTTAAAAGAGAGTTAGCAAGAGTAAAGTTTTTTACAGTTCTTATATCTATGGCGTCATCTAAGTCTATTTGCTTAGCCTGAATTGATTGCTGTATATTTTGTTCAAGTCTTTGTTTTTCTTCCTCATCTGGCTCTATCTCTATAAATACACCAAAATCATGAAGATGAACACCAAGTATTTCTTCAACAACTTCCATGTTGTTTTTACCAATCATTTTAGCAAAATCTTCTGCAAAGTCAGAATACTCCATAATATCAGATATTCTGTAAGAAAGAGCCTCTGCAAGTCTTTTTGTAACATTAATACCAGATTGAACTACATGTCTAGTGGCTGTGTTACTGTTTAATGCGGCAAGTTTCTGAAGTCCAACTAAAGCGTATTGGTCTGGATTACTACCATCTCTAGCTTCATTTATACCAGTAACAGCTCTTATCATATTTAGTTGGTAATTATACATAGTAATCAAACTTTGTATCTTAGCATTTGAACCACTACTAGTGAGCTCCTGAATAGGAACTCTTGCATTATTAAAATCTCCGTCTTCAGTATAACTTCTACCTATAACGCTACCTGTTTGGAAATACATAGATAAAGCCTCAGATGGGTTATATGATGCGCCGTTACCTAAGTCTACACTGTTTAATCCGTCTGCATCAATAAATACTCCATCTGGTATCATTTTAGCTACTACTTGTTGTAGTTTTAAGTGAGTAAGCTGTATTTGGTCTGCAAAAGGTATCATTCTTTTAACCAAAGAATCTATGTTTCCTTTAGACATTTTAATAGAAGAAACAATGTATGGAGGTATCGCTCTTTGAAATGCAGACGTAGGCCTAACCATGTTAGACATAAGCTCCCATTTCAGTAAATGATTTGTACCCATTACCAAAACTCCTTCATACCAAACATCTATTCTTCTTGATACCTTTTTGAATCTTTCCTGTTCGCCTTCTGGAGGGTTAAAAGAACCATCCTTTTTTAATGCTTTTTCACCGCCATTTGAAGTGTCTTTAACCTTGTATACTATTTCCTTATCTGTTTTATAACAGAAATACAGTAAAGATACATTTGCTTTGTCAAGACCGCTTTGGCTTTGCAGGTTTTGTGTACTTCTATAACCATCAAACCTACTAGCTAGTTTAGATATTTCTTCTATATCTTCCTGAGTAAGACTTGGATTTATCTTCTTTATTTCAGTTACGTGAACTGATTTAAGCTCTCCAAAATAATAGCAATCTCTAAAATTTGGGTCTTCTGTAGGTGAATAAACAAAATTTACTGGGTCTACATATTCTATCTTAACGCCGTCATGAACATCAAAAGAGTGTTTCAATGCAGATATACCTAAAACAACATTATCTTCATCTATTCGTCTTTTAATCTCATCGTATTCGTTTATCTCCATGAGAGTTTTTATTGCCGTCTCCTCAGCAACCTCTATGGCTTGCTTGTACCTTAAATCCATATACAGATTCAACTCTTCTTCAGAGTCAGGAACAATTTCTTCTTTTATGTTAAATGCATCAACGCCAGTTTCAGCTTTTACCTTTTGTAAAAGTTCTTTTCCAAGCATGTCAGTTTGCATTTCCTGTCTAAACATCTGTCTCCTCATAGAAGACAAATCGTCTACAGCCTCTACTTTAACATCTAAAAGTCTATTTTGAATGCCATTTACAACAACATCAACAAACTTAGGGATAATCGGAACAGGTGTCCAATCTAGGTTGAGGTAAGATAGGTCGCCATTTACGGCTAATTCGTTTTTATATTTATCTACTGGCTGTTCTCCCCTAGCATATAAACGTCTGGTTAAAAACTCAGAACGGATTTCGCCATACATACTACTGCCGTAGTCTCTTGAAAACCACTCAGACTCAATAGCATGACCTACTCGAAGTCCATACTCATACGTGTCCTTCTCGATGTCTGGAACAAATTGATTAGGAAAACCACTACCCGAATTGAATCTTGGCTTATTTATCATATTTATTTAATAATTTCACTAACAAAACCTTTGTTACTGTATCTTGCAAAGTTAATATTTATTTGATTACGTTTTTCTTGTCCTATATTCTTGCGTGACTGATTTGCCATAATAGCAAACCCTGAGCTCACAGTAGCATCAAACCTTGTTCTATTATTGATATCATAGTTAGCCCAATCAAGCAAAGTCCTGTTGAAAAACATGTTGCCGCAGCTTCCAAAATCCATACTGGCTTGGTCTCTAAGTACACCTACGTGGTTTTCTATATAACTTTCTATGCCTTCTGCGTGAACAGATATTACTGCAGACGACGATGGTATCCCCCCTAACTCTCGCTCTGCTTTTGATAAAACGTTTTTATGTTTATCTGGTCTATTTAAAGAAAAAGCTCTGTACCCTCTTTCTTTTAGATAATACAATAATCTTGGCTTGTTATTTTCCACAAGTATCGGCATACCATAAAAATGTAAAGCCATCAATACATCTTCGTAGAAAAGCTCGGCAGTTTGAGGTCTTGATATATATTCTAAGAAAAACATATTCGTTGGACCGTCTTCCATATGAAATTTAGTCATTCCATGTAAAGACCCCTTAGAGCCTCCTCCGTTTACAGTTCCAGATATATCATAGGAGTCACAACCAAAAGAACCCATGTGTGCATTACCAGGATATTTCCTGCCATTCTTTTCTGTAACATTATTCATTAAATCCCTGCTTGGAATCCATGAGAGAAAAAATCTTCCTTTACTTTCTGGGCTGAATATAACCTCAGTATCTCTTTGACCATTTCTCCAATGAAAGTTACCTCTTGATACTGTGGATTTTATAGCAAAAGAATCATTGTAGTCTATTTGCTCATATATTCTAGTAAGGTTGAATATGGTATTTTTAGATTCATCTCTAAAAGCGTGAGACTCTGTTCTAGGGAATTGTCTGTAATATTCGTTCAACGCATCAGGGTCGTTTTTAAGACTATCAACTTCGTTTTGCCAATATTCTAATGCGCTTTGGCTGATATAATCGCCGTTTATACTGATTATCTGCGATTCTGGAGTTTCTAGCACAGGCTGACCGTATATGTCAATAAAGCCCTCCATATTCCATTCCATTGGAATAAACAAGTTGTATAGTCCGCTTTTTGTCTGTCCATTGGAATTACGTGTGGTTGGGTCTGAATCGTAGTATAATTTTTTAAAGTTTTCCCCACCTTTATCCAAGGCATTAGAAGTAGAGCCCATAAGACACTTACCTATAACCCTGCTACCTAAACGCAAACAAGTTTTTGTTACACGCCAGTTATTTAAGATGTTGTCTGGCTTTTCCCACTTCCCGCTTTCATCGTGCACCAACAAAGCTAGTTTTTCCCCATCATAGCTGTTATCCCCTGTGTTTTTCCAGTCGATAGTAGTATCTAATCCTTGCAGGTCATTTGTAACGCTGGTGTTTGATATAGATTTCCTAGTGAGTTTAGAAGCTGGAACCCTGTATGCAAGCTCTGACTTTGGTCTATCCATACCATCTTGTATGGGCTTGAAAAAGAATGGGTAGTTCACTGATATAGGAACAACCTTATCTGTAAACATTTTTTTAGCATCACTACCCGTTTTAGATAGTATGCCAAATCTAGAGTCTGATGTTATTGTTGCTTGATTTACTATTTCAGCAGAAGACATAAATGAAAAACCAGAACGTCTGTTTTTTAAATAGCACATTCCGTAACATCTATCGTCTGCTTTACACGCTTCCCAATATATAAAGAATATTCTGTTTGATTCCCTGTATTCTGGCTTACCCACATCAATCTTTGTCCACTGTAAGTACATGTAGTGTGTACCAGTTATGTACACGGGTTTTCCGTTGTTCATAAACCAAAACCCATTCTCCCTTCTGTCAAACTCACTCTCGATATAAGGAACCCAAGTTTCCTTGAAATCCTTGTTCATCTCATTCCATTGAAATATGGTTTGCAAAGGCTTTAGTGCTTTTGGATACTCTGAAGCTTCCCAATATTGGTCTTTCTTGTCAGACGCCCTTTTATATACTTCTTTTGGTTTTTTTGGAAGCGCTATGTTGAGGCTATTGATACGAACAACATCACCTACCATGCCGTTCCTAGATATCACAATCATGTCTAAATCTGCGTCGTAACCGTATTTAAAAGACTTTTTCCTGTTTCTGGAGGTCAATACCTTAGACGGTATAAAGTCCTTTAAAACTACGCATAAATCATTATTTAGACCTTCTTTCTGCAAATCCTCCTGTTAAGTTTTTCTTTTCCTCTTCTGGGTTTTCTAGCATATTCTTTTCGTTTTCAATTCGATTTAGAATCTCGAAAGCGTCGAATATTGCTAGTTTTTTTGTAGCTGCTGCATTTTTCAATCTGTCAGCTGCCAACTCATCATCTGGGTCTGGTTTTATAATCTCCTCCTCAGCAACCTTGATTAGTTGTTTTACAGCTTCATGCCCAGCCTGAATGATTCTTTCTTTTATTTCTTTTATATTTCCCATACTATAACACTGTGCATATATCATTCGTTCTCATCCTATACACAGTCTCTCCATCAACATCAAAACGATATTCGCTGTTTTTTGTAAAGTTTATTTTATCTCCCTCGCTAACACCTAGTTTGCTCAGATTCTCATTCCCATAAACCAAAACGCCTGTATTTAGTTCTTCGCCTTCCTCATAAAGATACGAATTTTCTTTGTCGATTGGTTTTACGAAGCAGAAGTTATCTACAGAGTTCCATCTATCTCCATCGTGATAAAGATAGAACTGACTTTCATCTATAAAATAAAGACCATCTTTGAAGAAGTTTGGTGACTTCTTTGGCCTTCCTTTCATGTCGTAGTAAATCCTGAATATATTATGATGTACAATGATGATATCCCCAACTGATATATTTCCTTTATACCTGCCAGGGATATGCACTATTTCTCCAAGACGATTTACGTGCTTGTGGTCTTCTACACTTGAATTTACAATTATCTTTTTCCCAGCTATTTCGACCTCGTTCACGTATTCTTCTCCAACAGGTTTAATGATGAAGTAATACGGTGATTTCATTTAAAAATAAATGTTGTACTCTATGGATACAGGTATATTCTTGTTAAATTCTTTCCAAAGAAAAACCTCATTATCTTTTTCTATATATATAAGATATGACTCTTTGTCCTTGTCAAAATCAATAAGGTGAATATTGTGGCTACCATTCAAAACATCTTGCCCTAAAATGTAGTGCATGGCGCTACCTTTGTAGTCTGCTCCTATTGATATCTTACGAATTTCCATTTTCCGATGAGTCAAGAGTAAGTTCTCCTGTATCTAAGTTGATACTGCCCTTACCGTGCTCTTTTTCCAGCTCAATCATAATAGATTGCAGCTTTTCGCCTTCTTCATGCAATCTATGAAGAGCTAAGTGTTTTTGAGCTTCAATAGCTCCAACTTCCATTTGTATGTTGGATTGAACTTGTCTGATTTGACGAATACTATTTAGTATTTTTTCGTCGATTTGAATTGTTGCTTGGACAGGAATGTCCTTAACTGATTTTGCCATTTTATTTGATTTTAATTGTTATTATTCTTCTGTAGATTCCTCTACTTGCTCCTCTGTAGACTCCTCTACTTGCTCCTCTGTAGACTCCTCTACTTGTTGTTCTGGAGACGTCAACCACGAAACCTCGTCGGTGCTTACCTCTTCGTTTTTAGGCGTAACCTTATCTGATATTGCTTTTTCAATAACAGAATTCATGTGGTCTGTTGGGTGATTTGCTTGTGCCCACAAAATTACATCACTCTCTAAAACCTCAGCTAGAGGTGTAAATACATTAGGGTCTGGCGGCAAAATAGGGCATGCTCCACTAAATGTGTATGACTCACCAGAATCAGCGTCGGTTCCAGTATAGTCAAATCTTACGTGTGTGATTACATCTGACAATCCGTCTAGTGATGGTGCTTTCTTTAAAGCCGTAATCTTCCATTCATACGATATATTCATAACTTAAATATTTATATTGCAAATATACTAATTTTTTATTAAGGAAATCCGCCTCTGCTTCTTGGTACAGTTACAGTTCTAGTTACTCCATAACTTGTTCCCACGCTATTTGTTGCAAACGCTCTAACGTACATATTAAATGACGATGAGCCCTGAATCACAAAAATATCAGCACTCATTGCCCCCGTTGTACCTGTTGCGGTTTGAATAGGACTCGTTGGGGTAGTTGTTGTTGTTGAAAATGCAAAACCCCTTTGCGTTATGGATGCGCCACCATCGCTACTAACAGAACCTTGAGCATCTATTACTCCTTCGAAACTATCCCAAGTTACGTTTCCAGTTGTAACTGTAGGAGCCGTTGCTGTCGAGGCATCATGGTCGTATCCCCGCCACTCACTCATCTTATGAGGAGTGTCTCCGTCTGGCACTAAAGTTGACCCAGAAGTATTTAAAGTCTCAGTGACTCCAGTAGACATATTTTTAAGAGATACATTACTCCCTGGAGCTGTTGATGCGTTATAATTATCGTATATAAGCTCTCTGTATATCTTACCTAAAGTTAGTTGTCCGCTTGTTGGTACTGCCATAATTACTTACAATTACATTGTTTAGCCTCTAAAGCTTCTACTTTAGCGGCAAGTTCTTTAACAGACTCAATAAGTACAGCGGTTAGCTTTTGGTAGTCTACAGCTTTATATCCGTTTGTTCTTGTTTCTACAAGCTCTGGAAATACTTC